ATAAACCATTCAACCTCTCCATAACCATAACCCACTACTCCTAGTCTTCATAATTAATCTCCAATAAACCCTTAAATACCTCCCTCTTCTTCCATTCTAAAAACTCCTGCTCATCCCTATCCCCACCAGGCCATCTCTGTAACGCATCACACGTCGTCTTATACTCTAACCTTAATGCATTAATATCATATTTTACACTAAATACAAAATCACTCATCCTCGACACTTCCCACAACTCTCAATCTCTCCACTTAAATGCTTCGCATAGTTCGCATTCATCTTCCTATATGCCCCACATCCCTTACACCATACATCAACTACATCCATTGACTCCACAAAGTCAATTAATTCATTCACCCATGGCTCATTCTCAGGATGCTTCTGCATTACTATGACCTATATAGGCTCACACCTAACGTACCGCCACCAACTCCAACAATACTTACAAAACTAAAGATTTTGCGCAATTCATTATAAATTCTACTCTTTTCTTTCAATATTCCGTCATATCGACTACCATTTACCTCCCACTCTAATACATCAGCCTTAACTAATGTCTTCCCAGCTTCATCCTTCCCTCCTACAGCCTTCTGATCCGCTAACGCACTATCCCATTCACTTAATAACGTCCTCACATTACTAACTTGCGTACTAGCAATCCCACCTAACTCATTACAACCAACAGTCATCTCACTAATCGTATATGGACTAATCCCAATCTCTAACGCCAATAACACCCTCTCTACATCGCCGGCAACCCAACCTAAACTGGTATCAAGTGTCGCCATTAGTTACACTAGCTCGTAAACTATTCTCCCAATAATAATGAACACTACCCTCCATTACACCCTCGCTCTCCTCCTCTCAACCTCCTCTAAACATCCCCTCGCTACTAATCAACTCCTCGCAACAATGTATAACCACCTCGATCTAGACCCAGCTAAAAAATCACTACTCCGCCTCCTCCCACTCCTCACACCTCATCAACGTGATTGGTTAAAAAACCTGTTTTGAAAATTTTCTCAGATTTTCTGAGGGGTCTGCTCCCTAGTACATTTGTACTAGTCAGGGGTGGGGGGTAGTACTAGTGTACTAGTGCATTGTTTATTGTTATTACTTTGCAATTGTGATTGCACGTTATTAGTAATAGATAGTATGTTGCTATGTATTAGTGATAGATAGCAGATTGCTATGTATTAGTAATAGATAGTAGATTACTAAATAAATTAATAAATAACAAATTGTTATTTATTAATAATAGATAACAAATATGGTGCCTATGTGTTACCGTAACAGTCCTTCATAGTATACTTGACAGGGTGCAATGTGGTGTGTATTATATGGGAGCCCATCGGGAATCGTCCCATGCAAACTAACACTCAAGCCACCAAAGATCCAGCCTGGCAGTTGTACTTAACGCTGTCTAAATTGGCCGACAAAGAGTCAATCTTAAACAACAATCATCCGGTTGATAGTGTTGCTTGGCATGCACAAAATGCACGCCGTGATGCATATCACGAGGCAACAATGAAGGCTCTTGAATGTATTGAACTCCGTGCTGATTCCGATCGTTGATGATATCAAGGCCGATCCAATCTTTGCCCAGTTGTTGATACTGGCAGCCCTGCCAATTGTCGGTCTGATTGCTTTACTTATTCCCTTCATTCCTTTCTTCATTCTTTACACTTTAATTAAAGATTATGTCCAAAAGAACAACACCAAAAGGCAAAAGAACACGCGCCAAAGTTATTACAGCGATCTACAATCTCGCAACAGTTACAGACAAGAACCAGGGCCTCAATTGGTACGCTCGAGCACTAAATTTCGCCGACAATCTGGGCGAGGTTTATGATATAAACTACACCACAATCGTGGGTGTGATTGCTGCACTTTCACCGCGCAATCGTTGGGAGCGTAACATGCAAGACGCTGAAACAATGGTTAAAGTATATGCCAACGGCGGAACATATGATGATCTAATGAATCTTAAGGTTTGTACATTTAAGACAGGAAAGTGTAAAGCTGCCGAGATATTGACGGGCAAAGTTACAAACAGGCAGGAACTGCTAGATATACTTAAGGGGCCAAAGTTGCAAGAATTCTTTAATTGTATTCTCGGAGATGTCGATGATGTTTGTATCGACGGCCACGCTTATTCCATCTGGGTTGGTGATAGAATCACCCTTGCAAATGTGCCTGCTATTGGTAAAAAACTGCGCGATAAAATCAAATCAGACTATCAAAAAGCCGCCAAAGATATCGGAATTAAACCACACGAACTGCAGGCAATTACCTGGGTTTGTTGGAAACGAATTCACGAAGTTTGAGCCCTTATGTAATATATTACAGAACATTACAAAATCCCACGGAGCCGTCGACCTGGCGGCTTCAGTGTTTATAATTAAGGAGTAAACAGGGCACCGGCCCTTACAATCCAACCTCCCAAAATGTCCACACTGTTTGACATCGAACGCTACGCTATGTATCAAGAACTGCTCCAAGATTTTGGGGTTGTTATTGGCGGCGGCGAAACTATCAGCGAATTAGTTTCACTAATCGAGGAACACATCGGCGAGCTTTCTTAATAATGAAAGGCCCGATTCTACCCGGCGAAGATCTTATCCAAATGCGCAAATGGCGCGACAATCTTACACCTTTCTCCCTAAAATGTCCCTCTCAATTGACATCGACCGCTTCGACTTCTGCGAAGGTTCTTATCAATTTTATTCCGAACATCACGAAGGCCAAAGTTCAACATTCTACCAAAGAATGTGCCGACTGCTTAACACTTTCCAGTTCAAACCTTCCCCCGGTTTGTGTTGGGAAACAATGACAGAATGCGGGCGCGATGTATATCGAGCCTTCTGTACTAAGTATGACAAACCCTGCGAATATGATCACGTTAATTATATCATCAAAGAACATACAGATTACGACGAAAATGATGCTTGTGTCCAATATTTCATGGAGTTTTGTGAGAACGAAACCATCGAAGAATCTTCGCTAATTAACTTTAACCACGGTGATTTTGTCAATATTTGTATGCCTTACACTCGCGACTTAATTAACTTCTACGACGAAAACGAAGAGGAATTATTAATATATGTCGACCAATATTGTGAGGCCGCCGGTTACACTTCTAGGCTGCAATTATGTGAAGGAGATAACATCGAAGACCCCGACGATTTTAAGGTAGCTCTTGTTAATCACGGGATGACATTTTTAGGCGGAATGTTACTACAAGCCTGCTCAGAAGCTTACGATTAAATAACATTTACAGGGGGCAAATTGCCCCCCTTTTTTTATACTTAGCAACTGAGAATGATTCTCATTATCATTCTCAATAGTTATTGCAAATGAGTCGCAATAAGGCGTACTAGTACAAATGTACTACAGTACAAATGTACCATAGTACATCAGTACTATAGTACACTAGTACTACCAAAAATTGTTCACTATCACGGAGTGTGTGTTGGGTGCGGGCCGCGCTCTATATCGAAACATTTTGCAACCCCACTACACCCTATGCCGCCGGGGCCAGTTGGGCAACTGTCTGTGGATAACAAAACGTAGTATTTCGCCGAAAACCCTGCCGACGAAAGGGATCTGGGGGATTTTGCCGTCAGAAGACGATGTGTTTTTTTGATAAGAAAAGAAAAGAAGAAAGAAAGAAAAAGAAGCAAAAAGAAATAAAGAAGTAATAGAAAAGAATTAACTAGTAGATATGTAATAGGGAGTATTTAATCTTTATGAGGTAGATAGTAATTAACTAGTTATATATAATATATATATTATTATATATATAATAATATTAACTAGTACTACTAGTAGTAATTATAACCTAGTACTGGTTAATCTAGTTTCAATATTAACTAGTTCATGTGTATTAACGCGGTAATATTACCACCATAGATAAACAAGAAACTAGTTATAAGTTGAATAAAGGGTAATTAGGGGTTAATAGTTGGATATAGAAGAAATACCCATAAGTGGGTAGAGGAAGGAGTAATGACAGGGAAATGTGTAAAAAGCGTGTATTGGAGGCTACAAAACAACAACATTGCTCTGTAAGGAACTACAAGGGCTGTTAAAAGTAGTTTATGGGGAAACGTACTCAAGAGTACTATTGATGGCCTTCTAGGCCCTTACAGGGCCAATTCACGGCCATCTAACAATAATCTTCTACCTGCAGTTACAGAAGAAAAAAAATTCTTCAGAAAAAAATTAATAGCGAAGGATTTGAATACTGCCACGCTTGTGGTAAAAATTGGCGCAACCTTCCAGCTCCCAATCGTTCAATGCATCTTGCATGTCTGGGTGTCTGAGCACTGCATGAAAAAGCTTGGCTTGACTTTCAGTCAGCTCGTAATACCAAAGACGCCCACTGTTGACGTGTTTTCCAAGTCGAACCGACAGGCGAGACAGAAGCTGATGGCAAAGGTTGGATTCGGTTACTTGCATGGGGACGTTTCCCGGTGACTGATCAAATCATACACCATGACCAGCCGACAGGCAAGAAAAAAGCCCGGATAAACCGGGCATTGGATCAGTCGGTGAACTGCTTCCAGTAGATCTTCATCGCCTCGTGCCGATCAACACGATGACGAACCATGATCCGCCGAATCTCAAGCTCGACTGCAGCCTGAGAAACCAAGTTGTAACGCATGGGGACAAATCCCGAACTACTCAGGAATAATAAACGCCATGGAAGCAGCTGTCAAATCACTGGTATTTAACCGGCAGATGTCTCAGTGCTGATGACTGGGTGTTGCGGTTCTGGCGTTCATCACGTTGAGCCTTGTGCTCACGGATCAGACGACCAGATTCGTAGAAGTAATCTCGGCGGTCATCTTCTGGGATGCGCTTGATCACTTGATCAATTGTGAACTTAAAGAACATTTCATCCTTGTCGTTTAGATCTGTGCATTCCTGGTTAATGCTGACGCCATTACCAAGGGCCGACAGGACGAAAGGACGAAATGTTGGAGAGCGAAGCAAATCTTCTAACGTGATGTTTTTTACGTCAGACAGCAGCTTGTCGGGAAGTGGGTTGAGATTCATGAGATTAGAAAAAGGTCACCGGTGTGATGACTTGTCAATGATAAGGCGGTTTGGGCTTGCGTCAAGTCAGATCAACGGTACGGTTCGCCTGTCCAAATTTTTGATTGATGGGCCGACCACGCAACAAAGGCAAAAAGCGGAGAGTGTCTTGCTCTATGCTGAAGAAAAAAGGAGCGTTTGAGCGGTTCTTGTCAAGTCAAGTCGACACAAAAGGAGAAAAGATCCTGATGCAAGAAATCGGGAAAATGACTAATGTACCAACCGATACAGAACAGTCATGAGCCTTCACGTCTTCCATGAACACATTTCAGGCGTTTATTGCCATGACACTTGGTACAAATGCAAGCCAGGCTCTTTCGAGGTTGATGCCTACGAAGTACAGGTATCTGGCGAACAGAAAGATGCTGGCACAAAGGGCTTTGATCGCTGTGACTGGGTGCTAATGAGCGAATATCATCCTGACGTTAACCAAGCATGCTCTGGCGCAAGTTGGATCGACCCAAAGACAGGTGAACGAGTTAGCGTCTTTATGAGTGAGATCACTGCCTTTAGGGAGATTGCAGAAGAGGTAAAAGTTCAGAGGCTCGGATTTGACAAGCCAAGAGGCATGCCCATGAACTGAGTATTTCTACCTATTGCCATATAGGGCAGATCATGTATAATACAGGGGCAATTAGGGAATTGTCCCCACATGGTTTACGTCGGATGCGAAGCTGCCAAGCGAGAGCACGGCCCTGGGTCTGTTTGTTTCGACCTGAAGCTTGATGACGACTGGCTTACAGCGCAGTATTTCAAGTTTAACCGTATGTACTTCGACAAAAAGTTGCCGTTGACGACAAGAATTTACTTTAGAGGTAACAAGAATGGTGGCCGAATGGGCACTTGTTTTGGTCAAAAAAATATTTTTAGAGGTATAACAATCAATCCATACCAATCAAAAGACAGCGTTATTAGAACTTTGTTGCATGAAATGGTTCATGCTGAACAGTTTTTGGTGCGTAAGACAGATGGGAACCACGGCAGGTGGTTTAAATCTCGTTGTCGTGAGCTAACGATCTTGACAAAAGGTAAATACGGCACAATTCCAGGTGGTAGCAAGATTCAACAACGTTGGTAGATTGAAACGTCAGGGTTATCACTCTGGCGTTTTTTCATGTAAACATTAGTTTTCATGATTCGTTACCGTGCCAATGGAAGTGCGATAGGGAGTGTCAGCGCGTGAGCGGCTCCCATTCCATAACAAAACCTTGCGCAGCCCGTAAAGTTCGGTAAAGTTGGGTCGCCCAGCCCACAGACAATTGGTCTACGCACCAGACGGACTTTACTCAGCAGCAGATGTAATGAACATGGTTGGTTGGAGTAAATTTAAGCTCCATCAGCAGGTTAAAAGAAACAAGTTCCCTAAATCAATACCAAGAAAAGAGGAGCGATCAGGTCTGGCTAGGTTTTGGCGAAAGGAAGTAGTCGATCAATGGATTGCTGACAACGGCCACTTGATCCAGACTGAAATCGAAAACGAAAAGAAGAAAAAAAATTTAGGTCTTGGTCTCGATATGCCTAAAAAGCATGAGCTTACAATTAATGCAGCCTGCAAATTATGTGACTGCACAATGGAAAGTTTTGTTTTAGATGCGGCATTAACAAAAGCAAGGCGAGTGCTAGATCACTACGACTTTACAGAAAACAGGGAATCATGTTTTGTAGGCGCGAGTCAACATGGAAGGCTTTCCAGAAATTCCAAAGCTGTTAATACCCGATAGCTTTTCTGTACCTGCACCTCCATTGCAATACCCTGGGGTTGAACTATTAAAGTTCGACCCTATTTTTGTGCCCCAAAGGGTAAAGCCGGGATCGATACAGGACTATCTGCAGAAGTTGGCGGAACAGGAACAGGAAGAGAATCTAGAGGAAGAGAATCCTCAAGAAGAGCAGAAGGATCGGAAAGAGCAGACAAAGCCTCAAGATAAGGCTGAAAATAAAGGAACGTCGCCCCCACAGATACCGCCGAGCCTAGCACTCCCCCCAATACAAACCACGCCAATCGTACTGCCATCTTTAATGGAAGATGAAGACGATAGTATTCCTGAACCAGAATTAGAAGGAGTTATTACTGTTCAGGTTTTGGGCATTCCTATTCCAATGCCAGAACCAGAAATATTAGTAGCTGCTGGTGCTACCGCAACAGTGTCAGTTGCAGCAACACTTGCATCAACGAGTATATTAAAAAAAGTTATCAGTATTATGAAGCCGTTGATAAAAAAAATTATGACTCTGGCTTTGAAGAAGTTTGGGAAGAAGCCTCCGAAGTCTTGGGCTCGCGAGCGATTGGAACAACGTCAGAGCAGACGATTGAAAACGGGCTAGATGGATGGAACATAAACCCAGATTCAATTAATTGCGCACATTTTAATGCGCGAACTAAGGCAAAATCGAGTCTTTCTTTTTCAATTTTTTTTGCCGCCAGATCCTTACATAATCTGACCATTTCTCTATCTAAGGGCACACTAATTGTCGCCTGAATGCCGTAATTCTGACCACGAACATATTCAGGGAACGATTCGTTTCCTAAAAAGAAAGGCGTAACAGTAAAGGTAGGTGAGTTACAAAAATGGCCAGGAGAATACCCTTGTTTAGAGTATCCGCCCTGGTTGATTTGCACTGCCTGGTTAGTCGCTTGGCCTGTCGAAACGGCTTGTGGCGCTGCAGTGGCGGAAACTCCGCCGTCTAAAACGTTGTCGTCGTCGGCTTTGACTCCTGCGGGAATTAATAAAGTTACTGCGAGAAGACCGACAGCGAAGTTGTGACCGACGTTTGCTCGATTGTTCGAGTGATGTCTTCGGTCTCGATGACGCCTGCTGATCGTTCGACAATTTCGAGCTGAAAATCGTCCCCTGCCGTGTGTACAGAGTAAGTCGTTCCCGACGCTCCCACCGCTCCACTTGGAGTGATGTTCGTACCCGACCAGCTGTTGTAATCGCCGCCAAAGCGTTCGATTGCAATCGTCTCGGTAATTTCGGTCTCGGTGGTTGTCGTGCTCGTCATGCTTCCCTGGGTAAAATTGGGATAAGCACTTTGAGCTGAGACTGCTGTCGGAGCAGCCAATGCCATCAAAAGGAGCCATCTCTTCATTTCTTCGGAGGGGGTGAGGAACTCTTTATAGGTTGCTCACTTGGCCTGTCAGGTTTCCTAGAGTTGTCAGCACGCTGAATTCCGTAGGCACTGAGACAGCCAGTAAAAATGGATGCCACGAATGTCGGATCGGCCTTAATAATGTTTAAATAACCTGCGGTAAGAATGGTTGCCGACCAGCCCAAGACAGACAAGTGAACGATTGCTGCGACACGGCCATTGCGCATGTCTTCTTTTTCTTCTGGATCCATGTCCGCATCGCAACATACATTACTCTTCCATTTGACAGCTCGTGACTGTTGGATTATGATCAAAGGGCAATCAAGAGAGCTGTCTCTCAATGAACACTGAACAAAAACGCCAGAAGTTTCTGGAGATCATCGAAGCTGCCGGTTCATCTTTCGTCGGGATTGAATTCGTAAAAAAGGATGGAGAGCACAGAACCGCAAGGTTCAATCCTAGGGACTACAACGAGATCAAGGGCACAGGTAAACCTTGCACAGACCCAAACGTGATTCGCTTCCGCGAAGTACACAACAAAGAAGAAAAAAGAACTGTATGGCGCAGCTTTCACATTGATCGCTTGGTCAAGGTCACATCAAAAGGCGAAGAGCTGTTTTTCTGATGACACTGCATGATCTTGGGTTGATGGTGCTGCTACTGGCACCAGCAATGTTCGTCTCAGTGCTTTTACTATTTACCTTCGCTGCTGGAGGATAAAAAATGGGGGCGGAAGCCCCCTTTTTCATTCTTCGTCTTCGTAGGCTTTACTTGCTGCCTCAATGTACGATCGAAGCTTTGCTTCTGCTTGGTTGATAATCTCGTAACGATAATCATCAAAAGATTGACCGACGTGAGTAAATTGCGACACCTTGAATTCAGGCATGCGCACAGTCATTTCGACTTCAATAATATCGCCATTGCGATTCTTATCAACAGAAATAGTCATGAAGAAAAAAAAATTTACTTCATTCTAACAATCTGGATGCCAATTACCTAGTTGACATGTATCACGAAGACCGACAGGAATAGCTGGGTAAGCTTTTGATGTTTCAGTTGTATGCATCGCGAAAGCTATTGCCGCAGCCGCCAGCATCAATGTGCAGAATTCACGAGTGCGATTCAAAGTACTCCTCCAGAGTCTTAGGTTGATAACGTTCGCAGTAAGAGTCTGTAGGCTTTCGCAATACTCCGACCCATGTATATGGGTCTGCTTTAGTCGGTTCTATAAACCTTGAGCATACTTTCGCCATAGGGCAGCCACTGTCAATGCAGTAGCAAAGTTCACGGACCATTTTTTGGGCAGTCCCCCCTGATTCTTATTCATGATAGCCCTGATAATTGCTGCGGTCAACAGCTCACCATTTCACACGATTAGCCCAATATGCCGCCGACATCTTGCCTTTAGCGATGTTCTTGGCGTGACGTGCTTTAAAACTCTTTCGGCGAGCTTTTTCAGATGCGCTTGATGGATTCTTGCCTGCGCCACTTACACCTTGCTGGCCGAAGCGAATCGTTTTTACCTTGTCGCCCTGCTTGGCAACAACAACATGGGATTTCGTGGGATGCGAAGGCGTCCTTTTGGGCTTGTTGAAACCACTAACACCAGCGCGAGTAAGGCGAGGATCCTTTTTAGCCATTTACTTCTTTTTGCGAGTTTTCTTTGCAATATCGGCGTCTGCCTTACGAGCACCGCCTTTACCTGATACGAAACTGTTGACACGACCCATTGCCCATGCAGCCATCGGGACATTGCGTGAACCGCTTGATAGGTATGCACCCTGGCCGCGACGATAAACAGCTGCTAACTGACCGTAGGTAAATTGCGACTTTTCAGCTTTTGCCTTTAGTGTTTTTTTTGTTGCTTCGCTTAGTGGTTTTCTTTTTGGTGCCATCTTGCTTAGCCCTACTAGCTGAGATTGCCTTCACATCGATATACTTCCCAGCTTTATATGCAGCAGCCGTACTTTTTATCTCGCTAGCTTTCGCAGAGCGATTTTTAGCACCCGAAAGATATTTCTTAGGTACGCCAGTATCTTTATCTTTAGGTACTCTTCGTTGCTTACGTGCCATTAAAAGGCTATTAATTAGCCTAGGTTTCCTGCATCGTGACTGCAATCCTCAAAAGTAAAACAATCGGCGTTAGGACTTACACCAACAACAGTTGCATAGTCTTGATTGAATAAGATTCTGTTGTCACCACTAATGATGTAGCAAAGCCTAGGTGCATCTTTTCTTTGCTCAGCCTCATCCTCTGCATACCTGTATTTCATGCAGACACGAACATCTGCAGGAATGATGTTTATGTGACCAAGTGCCGCCAGCAAACCATTCAAGCGCTCACGGGTCAAGTTGCTTGGATTGCCATCATCATCGTAAAAGCCGCCGGAACAGACGAAAATCTTGTCAACATAACCCGACTCAGTGCGGTCGATCACCAGAATTGGCTTATCAAGCAACATGACTGACAGGCTGAGGTTCTGATCAATGCGCACCTGCGTGTTCAAGTACGTCCACTCACCAGGCTCGGGCTGTCTAGTACTGATGTACTCAATAACATGCTCGACTGCACGCTGTGTAGCCGTGCGATTACTCCTGCCTGCCTGTACTCTGCGCGGGGCATAGGTCGGCTTGTAGGTTTGGATCATGGACAATTCCATTAACAGTAGATCTAAACTACATACCGACAGGCAAAGTGTCAACCCCCTACCATCTTGTTGATGTAGTCACGAGAATCATTGATATCCTTTTCAGGAATTTCGTAAGTAAAAAACTTATAGTTGCACTTAGGACACTCGCGGAAGCGCCTTACCGTTTGGCGCATACCATATGAGCCCTTAAGGTTAGAAACATTACCGCAACGTGGACAATCCATAGTAAAAAAAATGGAATGCGAGTGGCGAGACTTGAACTCGCACGACCGTAATGGTCAACAGATTTTAAGTCTGGTGTGTCTACCGATTCCACCACACTCGCTTGATCGAACTGCTGGGGATTGAACCCAGATCTTGCCCTTATAAGGAGCAGGCCTTAACCATTAGGCGACAGTTCGACATTTACATTCTAACTGATTATTTAAAATGCTTGTCTCATAAATTTGTTGAACAACATGAAGAAAAGAGTCATGATCAAAATTGCCTTTCCACTTATTTGCAATCCAACTGATAATTCTTACGTTTCCAGGAATATACCCAAGTGTATTATCAATTCTATCTAATGATGCAGCATTTGATCTAAGTTTTCTATCAGCAGACTTAAGGGTATAACTTAATTGTAGGCCACTTACCGGACAAAAATCTGGAAAGTCTAAGTCTTCAAACTTCAATTCATAAATAAATCCACTTTTTTTTGCTCTATGCTTAGCATCGGCAGATCTTTTTTGAAACCAATATTTTTTGTTATCTTGTGAAGCTCGTTCTCTTTTATAAATTCTACTGCAATCTTTGCAACGAGGATGATAACCATGCCAAATATTTTTATCGCGATAAAAGAAATGATTATTCAAAGGCAGCCATTCATTGCAAGAGTGACATTGAATTTGATCAACAATGTCACCAAAACAGTCTGGCATTTTTTTTATTTCACTTCTTTTAGGCAAATCAACAAGTGCGTTTCTTCAGTTTAACGCAAACTTCAACAAGGTAATACTTAACGCTGTCATCCAATATCCAGTGCCCATTGTTACTGAGACAGCCCATGCTGCTAGCAAGATGCTGCCGAAATACCAGAGACTGAACAAAAAGATCAGGAAGAGCGCTGCAATCGAACCATTACTTTCCTGAGTGTTCTCGACAAGTTCCCAGAAGTTATCTGTACTTTGTTCCATGCGATTATAACCGGCTTCATAACCTTCCTATAGTGTAATGCAAACACTGCACTGCCGACAGGTATCACTTTTTCTTCCTCCCTTTTTTGGCCTTGAAGACGCGCTTTGCCTCTTCGATTCTTTTCTTTTCTGCAACTTTTTCCATCGTTCGTTCTACTGCCTCGTCTCGCCCAGGACTTTCCAGGCCTTTTTCTGCCAGCACACGAGTCCAGAAACTACGCTCGAATGTACCGCCAGTCATGATGGCAATTTCGGAAACGGTTTGCCTGCTGGAACCTTGCTGTACCACCACCTGCGGCTTGGCATATCGAGACGTTCCTGATAGATAGTCAAAACTTGAGACCATTCGTTTCCGTGCAAATCTCGTGCCACCACAGAATAGCTTGGGCATCTAGATGACGCAAGGTCTGGAACGAATCTTTTGCCAACTCGATTCCAAGATGGCTGCTTCCCACGCCATTGCCTGTTGCACGATGGCCAAGGCAAATCTGTGCGGTCATACAACTGGCAACAAGGCCCAACCACTTGGTATGTAAAGGATCCGCCTGGCGAGCGCAGGAACTTCCCCGACTTGTATGGGTGCATCAAACGTTGTTTTGATCCTTTGAAATCTCACGCAGCGAGATGAGATTATCGCCGTCGTACATCAACACTTCCGTGAGACACTGTTCGATCTCCTTGGTGAAGGACACCAGGTCGACAATGTCGTCAAATTGCATCTCCTGTATGGTCTGCCCTTCTTCGCAGAAGTCATTCGCATGGTCAGGTAGAAATTCAAATCTCGCAATAACCATGTGGACCTCCTGTTACATTTAGTCTACTGTTGCCGGGATGCTGCAGCCTGTGCAGATTCTGGAGTTTCTACATCAATAGGCTCCCCAGATTGCTCGGTTTCGGAGGTTTGGTCTGCCGTACTAGTTGCTACGGCTTCCTGCCTAGCAAGTTCATCGTCAATCTCCTGATCGACCAATTCTTGGTGGTCAAGTTCGGTGCGTTCGATCTCTTCTTCGACACGCAGATCAGGGTCAAGGATGCCACCACGCTGCAGTTCGTCGAGCACAGTGCGCTTGGACAGCAGACCTTGGCTGTACAAGTTGACCAGCTGTGCAATTTCAGAGGCGTCCAGCGGACGGCTAATTAGCGAATCGTTGATTGCAATCCCAGACTCGGAAGTGAGCTGATTAAATTCACCGCTATAAGCTGCCCATAGACGCATGACGACATTAAATGCGCTGGTCTTGTTACGGGTCAGTGCCGAGACTTGAGATGCAACCTGCGAAGCACGAAGTGCTGCCTCTGTTGCGGTCTTGATGTTTGCGCCGTATAGGAAGTTGAGACTGCTGCGATCCATGAGCAGCTCAAGATGTTGAATCTCTGCCTGATGACGTTCGAGACTGCGACCTGATGGCTCTGCAAATTCAAACTTGCCACCTTCTGCATCGAGATCGACTGCAGTGTTAGGACCAAGGACAAGAGGAACAGGCTTGCCGTCAGGACCAATCTTTGCGCCAGTGCGAACCGGTACAGGCATTGCACACTTATGCAAAAGTTCCTGCAAATCAGAACGCATCTGGAAGTGTTGGATCGACAGCTCTGCTAATGCATTCAGCGGCATATCACCGCTAGCAAAGTGCGGATCAGTTGCGCCGTACCAGACAATCGGTACTACAGGGATCGATGTGACTACTTCACGTTCTTTGATCTGCACCCACTCACGACCCTTCTTTTCCAGTCGATATGTTTCGACTAGGTTAGGTCGTAACACATGATAAACAGCATCAAGAACAACACCAAAACTGCCAGGAACAGATCGCTGACGGAACTGACGAATTGTTGCATGTCCAACTTTTTCTTTACCGTCAGTGTAATCAATTGACCAGTTGATCACATTAGCGCGATCAATCATGATCAAATAAGGACGGCGACCTGCGTTCTGTTCGTCTAAGAAGTTCTGCTCGCCATTTTCTTGTGTCATGTCGACCATGACATACACACCGCCATCCCTCAGGGCTTTTTCATCGCAGCGGTTCCAAAAGCTTTGGATATTTTCACCTTGAAGGTCGACATCTTGATCTGAGGCCACCAACGATTCGGGGGCGTCGACCAGCTGGAAACGATTAAGAAGGCCAGCGTATGCACGAATGCTGTCGCGATAGATCGGAGCGTAAGTAGACCGCGTCAGACGTGATTCGTAGGCGGATCGAGGCTCGGCTGGTTCCTGCGGTAAATATTTCTCTTTGACACTTTTAAAGTTGCCTGTGCTGTCGGCAAATGTAGTGTCTAATTGACACCAGCAATGGTTTGCCATCTCCAATGCCGGCAACTGCCGAAGCAGTTCTGGGCGGTGATACGAAACAAGGGATGGATCGTTTGTCGGATGCGGTACGCCCAGCATTGCTATCTCAGCGGAGGTTTAGCCTTCTCGGCAGAATAATGATTGCCGCATCTCGCGACTGGGTTAGTCTTCCTTACCCTTTGCTCTCAACTGCG